CAAGGGCATCAAGGCCGTCAGCGCGCAGGTACGCGAAACGCTCAAAGAGAAGGCCGAAGAACACAACGAAGAAGTGGGCGATGCCAAGAGCAAGCGAACCAACACACGCACGCTGATTGCTGTCTTCGAGCGTGGCATTGGTGCTTACCGTCAGAACCCATCGTCAGTGCGGCCCACCGTGGCTGGTGCTGAGCAGTGGGCATACGCTCGCGTCAACGGATTCTTGCACGCTCTCAAAACCGGCAAGTTCAAGCGCAAGCCATATGACACTGACTTGCTGCCCGAAGGCCACCCGCTGTCGAGCAAAGAGAAGAACGCCAAGGCTGCACTTGAGAACTTCCCTGACGTATACACCACGCCAGAGGAAGCCGAGAGCCGTGCCGAGGTGCTTGGCTGTGATGGCATCCACGAACACCCCGGCGATGCCTACGGCTATGACGGCGTGATCTACATGCCATGCTCGTCGCATCGTGACTACGAAGCAGCCATCAAGGATCAGCAGAAGAAGTATGAGGACATTGACTTCACGCCGCCTGCTGACGTTCAGGAAGAGGCACAGCGCGGCTTGGATTGGCGGGCCGAGCATGGACGCGGCGGTACTGAGGTCGGCGTGGCTCGTGCGCGTGACCTGAGCAACGGCGTGTCTGTCTCGCCTGAGACAATCCGCAGAATGGTCAACTTCTTCACACGGCATGAGGTTGACAAAGAAGCAGAAGGCTTTGAGCGTGGTGAGGACGGCTACCCGTCAGCCGGTCGCATTGCGTGGGCGTTGTGGGGTGGCGATGCCGGGCAACGATGGGCCAACTCGATTCGTGATCGCATGGACGCAGAAGACGAACGCGGAGAGAAGGTATCGCGGAGAGAAGGTGAGAGCCTTGACAACTGCGTTGCACGCGGCATCGAGGTGCTGATGGCTGAGGGCTACGAGCGTGACCAAGCGGTTGCTATTGCCTACCGTCAGTGCGGCACAGCCACCAAGCGTGCGGTTGCCTTCTTGACCGGCATGGAGCCGGAGATGCAGAAGAAGGCGTTCGACGGGCCAAGCAAAGAAGACTGGCCCGAACGTACCAAGGAAGCCCGCAAGGCTATTGAAGACGTTGAGGACTACGAGCCAGAACCGGCAAGCGAAGACATCCGAGCAGGCGAACCAGCCAACCCAGCACGCCGGATTCAAACCAACTTGGTGCGGGTACTCGACGAGCAGAAGCGTGAGATCATCAACGCCCTGCTTGGTGCGAAGGGCGGCAAGAAGCAGTTTGGCCCGCAAGACCTGATGCGATTGCTGACCGCTATGGGAGCCTTCGAGGTGCAATATCAAGAAGCAGTTGCTGGGCCAATGGCTGAGGCGACTGCATCCGGCAGCACCTTCGGCACGAACGAGGTTGGCGTGTCTGGTGCGTTCGATGTGACCAACCCGCGTGTGGCTGAGTTTGCTGCAACGTACTCACAGCAGTTTGCTAGTGAGGCTGCTGCGGCATCCTTGCGACGAGCGCGGACGGTGATTGCACGCGGCTTGGAGCAAGGCCAAAGCGCACAGCAGATTGCAGACCAGATCAGCGTTGACTATGCGTTCAGCCCTGAGCGAGCGACCGTGGTGGCACGCACTGAGACTGCCCGTGCGTTCGTGGAAGGCGAGCGGCTTGGGTGGGAAGAGTCCGGCGTGGTGCGTGGCAAGCAGTGGCAACTCGCCGCAGGTGCTTGCCCGTTCTGCCAACAGACTGCCGTGAAAGGCACAGCCAAGGTCTTCGGCCTCAATGAACCCTTCTGGAAGAACGGTGACACCATCTCTGCTGGAGGCGGCACCTATTCCGTCCGATATGGCGATGTGCAAGGTGCGCCACTTCACCCCAACTGCCGGTGCGACATCATCCCCGTGCTTGGAGATACTGACTGATGAATGAACTGAACCCAACCGAATACGGGTTGAAGTCTGATGTGCCAACCGTCTGGCGTGAACTGTCGATCAAGAACATCGAGATTGATCAGCCCAAGCGCAGCGTGCTTGCGTACATCACCACGGATCGCGTGGACGAAGAAGGCGAGGTGGTCGTGCCTGAGGGCATTGACTTCTCACGCTTCAAGAAGACTGGCACGGTGTTCTATAACCACGACTACGCAGCCCCGTGCGGCGTCTGCACCAGCATCAAGCACACTGATCGTGGCATCATGGCGGTCACGCAGTTCCCTGAGCGGCCTGAAGGCTACGAGGGCAAGTGGCTGCCTGATGAGGTGTTCGCCATGTTCGCCTCTGATCCGCCGATTGTGAAGGCGTTTAGCATCGGCTTTGCGTACACCCAAGTGCGCCAGCCCACCAAGAAAGACTTTGACCGATACGGTCGTGATGACATCAAGCGAATCGTGAGCAAGTCACGCATGCTGGAGTACAGCGTTGCACCCTTGCCCATGAACGAAGACGCCATTGCCGTTCAAGTCACCAAGCAACTAAATGACACCGGCGACGTAGCCGATGTATGTAATTGTTCGCAGGCATCGTGCGAGACCCCTGAGAGCGTCAACTGTCGGCAGGCAGTTGGAGAAGCAGAGCAGGCATCAGCGACTCAGCCAGAGCGAAGTTCTATTGAATCTGAAATGAAAGGTTTACCCATGTCGGAAGATATCCGAAAGAAAATGATGGTTGACCTCAAGCCAGACATGACCATCGCCGAACTCGTGGCTGCCATGCAAATGGAAGACGAGGCCGACGCTGTGCGTGCTGAGGTTGAGGAAGAAGTCGAGAAGGCTTCTGTAAAGACCGAAGATGAAAAAGAAGAGGACAAGGCTGCCAAGTCCGCTGTCGCTCTTGTCGCTGATCTGGTCAAGAAGCAAGCCGCAGAAGGTCGCCGTCGTGTTGCCGCTGCTACGCCTGTCGTGACCGCTCCAAGTGCCACTGGCAATCTGAAGCACTTGAAGGACGCTGAAACCGCACACGGTATCGGTCAGTTCTTCTTGGGTTCGATGGGCAACAAGTCTGCCCAACAGTGGGTGTCTGACCGCTACGGCATCAAAGCCCACGGCGAAGGCAACAACTCACTCGGTGGCTTCTTGGTTCCTGACGAACTTGAACAAGCAATCATCGACCTGCGTGCCAAGTTCGGCAAGTTCCGTGCGAACACCCGCGTCTTGAACATGAGCCGAGACACCTTGCTGATTAACCGAATCGCTGGCGGCCTGACCGCTTCGTTCGTTGGTGAAGGTTCCTCGATCACCGAGACCGATGCTTCCTTCGATCAAGTGTCCTTGGTTGCCCGTAAGGCTTCCACCCTCACCCGATACAGCCGCGAGTTGGCAGAAGATTCAGTTGTGAATCTTGGCGACTTCTTGGCTGGCGAAGTGGCCCGTGCTTTTGCCAACGCAGAAGACGAAGCAGGCTTCAACGGTGATGGTGGTTCTGGCAACGGCGGCATCGTCGGACTCAAGAACGCTGTTGGCTCTGCTGGTCAAAAGACCGGCTCTGGCAACGAGTACTCTGAGTTGACTCTTGCTGACTTCACCGGCACTGTTGGTCTGGCCCCTGAGTACGTCTTCTCGCAAGGCACACCAAAGTGGTACATGTCCACCCAGTTCTACCACACCGTGGTTCTGGATCTTCTCGCTGACGCTGGCGGAAACACCAACCTCACACTCGCTGGTGGCGTGGCTGTGCCTTCCTTGTTCGGCTACGAAGTCGTGCTTGCTGACGTCTTGCCTAAGACTCAAGCCAACTCTCAACTGTGTGCTTACTTCGGCGCACTCGAACTCGGAACCACGATGGGCGACCGTCGGCCTACCGAGATTGCCGTGAGCGAAGACCGCTACTTCGAGTCCGATCAAATCGGTGTTCGTGGTACGACTCGCTTTGACATCAACTGCCACGATGTTGGTGACAGCAGCGCCGCTGGTGCTATCGTTGCCCTCAAGACGGCTGCTTCCTAATTGAAAGGTTGATACCAAATGATTTCACTTCAAGACATCACCTTCAAACACTTCTCCGAGTCTGACGCTTCGGCAACGACCAAGGAGATTGACACCCTGAACGCTGACTATCTCGTCATTCAGTTCTTCACCTCTGGTGGGTCGAATGGCGCTATGGCAGCACTCAAGTTGCAAGAGTCCGACGCTTCTGGATCTGGTCAAGCCGACATCTCCGGCACTGACTTGTCCAGCACCGTCACCTCTCCAACCAACGTTGCCGCTGATGATGGCTGTGCTTTGTACTTCGTTGACCTGCGTGGTCGGAAGCGCTACATCACCATCTCGTTTGACGGGCCTGCCTCGTCCAGCAACTATGTTGCAGCGTTTACCCTCAACGATCAGCGACCAATCACCGCAGCCGACGCCGACTGGCAAGGCCGCGTTGTGGTCATCTGATCACTCACACCCGTGACCTTCCTCTCAAAGGCCCGGCAGTCCATTCGTGGCTGCCGGGCTGAGGGGGGAAAAGGAGACTGCTGATGGCTCTGGCTGACAACGCACTCGTATCTCTGGCTGATGCAAAGGCGTACATGGGGGTTGGCACATCCGGCGATGATGCCCTGATCGAACGCCTGATCAACGCAGAGTCAACTCGTATCGAGCGGTACTGCGACCGCAACTTCAGAAAGCAGTCATACCGCGAGTCATACAACGGCTCCGGGCAACGGCGGTTGCGGCTTCGCAACTTCCCCGTGATCAGCGTGACCCGTGTTGCCATCGGCAGCAAGTTGGCGTTCACCGTCACCAGCGACACTTCAACCGACCTTCGTGCCATCGTTGAAGTTCGAGACAACCGGCTTGACTTGACCCGTCATGCTTCGGATGGCACGAAGACAGAAACTCACTTTGAGTTCACAGCCAGCGGCAAGGAAACCGCACAAGGCTTGGTCAACCACATCAACGCCACGACCGGCTATGACGCCACGCTCTCAACCAACTGCCTGAGTCAAGACCTGTTCCGCACTGGCGGCGTGAACGTCATGCTCTCATCGGCACAGATCTACTTCCCTGACCGCGACGATATCCCGTATCGGATCCACGATGACCGTGCCACGCTTGAGTTCATTGACTCTGCTGACATGCTGTTCTTTGGCAAGCGGACTGACGCAGGTCTGCCGATGCCAGAAACCTTCGCGGGCATCCTTGTTGAATACGATGCCGGGTATGACGGCTTGACCGAGATACCTGCTGACCTTGCACAAGCCTGCATTGAGTTGGTGCAGTACGCCTACAGCAACAAGGCCGAGAACCCAACCATGCAGTCTGAGTCAATCGGCTCATACTCGTACACCCGTGCATCCGATCCCATCCGATCATCGGAGCGGATCAGAGAACTTCTGGCCCAGTTCATTGATAGGAAGTCATGAGCGTCACCGAACTCATCACAAAGCATGGCGTGTCAATCACCATTCAGACCGCCGGAACCGCGAACGATGCGTCAGGCTTCCCGGTGCTGACGTACTCGGACGGCTCAACCGTCACTGGGTTCATTCAGCCTGCTGGAGCGTCGGAGCCTTTGCAAGCCGGTCGTGACGAACTCGTGATCACGCACCGCGTGTACTTCGATGCAGGCGTGACCATCGCACCAACCAACCGGCTGAAGTTCACCGATCCGGCAGACAGCAGCGTGCGGTTCTTGGAAGTGGTCGGCGTGATTAAGCCCGGCATGTTTGCTGGTGCTGCGTCCCTTGCCCACGTTGTGGTTGACTGCTCCGAAGATTCAACGGCGGTGGCATGAGTTATCAGTTCAACAACAAACTGGTGATGCAACTTGGCGAGAAGATGGCGGCTGGTGCAGTGTTCGCAGCGGGCACACTGCTGCAAACAGAGATCAAGGAGCGTCTCAACCTCAAGTCATCAAGGCCACCGAACCCACCATCAGTTGCACCTGCTGGCCCGTATCGGAATCTTGGCACACTTGGTCAAAGCATCCAAGTTGATGATCGAAACAATAAAGGCAAAAAGCCATTTGTGCGCGTTGGCACATCGCTGGTCTACGCGGCTCGGCTTGAGTTCGGGTTCGTTGGTTCAGACAGCAAGGGCCGCGTGATCAACCAAGCAGCCAGACCGTACATGCGTGACTCGCTGAACAACAATGTCAAAGAGATGCGTAAAGCCGCCATCAATGCTGCCAATGACGTATTCAAGAAGTTCGCGGCACAGCGAGGTGGACGATGAGCCAAGACGTTGTAAAAGCGTTCTACACGCAACTGATCAGCGACACCAGTGGCGGCTCGTTCCATACAGCCGTTGGCGGTCGGATCTACGAGCAGGAAGCCCCAAGCATGGAAGCCGTGCCGCTGTCCACGTTCCAACTGATCAGCGCACCTTTTGAGCAGACGTTCAACGGCAGCACAATCAAGGACTATCTGTTCCAAGTCGATATCTACAACAGGAAGCAGGATGGTATGACAGCCCTCGGCGGCATCCAAACCAAACTGCTTGCGCTTATGAATAACAGCACGCCAAGCATCGACAACCACGGGCGTGCGAAAATCGAATGTACCAACGACGGTATTCGCTCAGTCGAGGGCGAGTACCTTAGAGTCATCACTGAGTTCAGGCTTCGCACTGGGGCCGTCACCTAAGGAGCCAACACATGGCAAACCGTATCACCGGATCCGATGGTCAATGCACCGTTGCGAACCACAACATCCTCTTCAACACTTGGTCAGCAACCTTCTCGCAGGTTGTCTCTGATGTCACGTCGTTTGCTGATTCGTTCGCACAGAAGCGTGGCGGCTTGATGTCCGGCACATTCTCTGCTTCTGGCATCATGCAAGACAACGCAGGCACAACCGAGCCAATGCCAACTTCAACAGATGTGCTGAACTTCAGCAAGGCTGGTGAGGCTGTGACTTTGCAAACTGGATCGACCACCAAGAACTTGAGCCAGTGGTCTGGTACTGCTGTCATTGGCAACGTGTCACCCACCAGCACGCAAGGCGGTGATGCCTCGATCAGTGTTGACGGCGAGTTCACTGGTGACATCACCTTGACTTGGGATGAAACCTAAGCATGGCAAGGAAGTCGCCTGATGATTGGGTCTCGGTTGTGCAGTTCAAAGGGCTGAAGACCGGCAAGATCATCACGAGGAAGTGCGGCTGCTCCGCAGAAACACTTGAGGAAGCACAGCGTTGTGCTATCTCGCTCTATCGTTTGACCAACGACATCAACCGTCTGGTCAGTATTGAAACCAAGCGGCGGCGGGACTGGACTGAATCCACAGTCTCGCTGCCGCCTAACCTGAGAGGAACAGCATGAACAAGGAAGTCACGATCACGTTGGATGGGCAAGAGTTCATTGTGCCGCGTCTGACCGTACGACAGATCCACGAGGTAGGCCACCGGATCTTCGAGACTCGCCGGAAAGAATGTATTGATGATTGCCGTGCCGTTGGAATGGACAACAAGCAGACGATGGCTGAGGTGGCACAACTTCGGGCGGCGTGGGATCAAGGCACAGAAGTCAAGCGGCAGGCGTACACCGAACTTGGTGCAAGGATGTTCGTTGCAGCAGCCCTTGAAGGAGCCAACAAAGAGCCTGACGTACTTGACGCGGTTGATGACTTGGTTGCTCTTGCATCTGCTTCGGCTGCCGTCTGCGGGCTTTGGAACCCGTGGGAAGAATCTAACGACGAGCAGGCAGAAGAGATTGATCCAGATGCAGAGGAGATCGTTGCCAACAATCAAGCGTGAGGCCGGGCGTGAGTCTGGTTCACCGGGACTGGACGAAAGAGCGGGCGTACATTGCCCACTTCTTCCCCGGCGTTGGCGAGCCGATAGAACTAACGCTGCCAGAATGGAACGGCCTACTGGAGCAAGTCGAGGCGTTTGCAAAGATGAGGTGACACATGGCTGATATCAAAGCAGGCTCTCTGAATGTTGAGATCACGGCTGACAACAAGCCGCTGACCGAAGGCTTGAGAAAAGCCGAACAGCAAGTCAAAAAGACTGATGACAAACTCAAGCAACTGACTCGCACCACCAACACCGCGAGTGATGCAGCAGGCGGTGGTTTCCTTGAGGCGACCGGCAAAGTTCAGCAGTTCCAGTCTCAGATATCAGCAGCCCTTGGAGTTGTCGCTGGCTTTACCGCAGTCGCCACGATCGTTGGTGGTATTGCAAAAGCCTTTCAAGAAGTAGGAAACGAAGTAGGCAGATCAAGAGATTCACTCGAGTCTTTCGAGCGATTGCTTCGTAGCACGGCAAAGAACACGCCTGTGCTTGGTCAAATCTTGGGGGTTGGATTCAGCCTTGCTGACGCTTTTTCATCTGCACGCTTTGAGGCTGGTACTGAGAAGAATATTGCAGACCTAGAGCGGCAGATTAGAGATGCAGAACGGCGGCTTCAGTCAGGGGCAGCCGGTGGTGAATTTGTCGGGCCGGGTGGCACAATAAGAACCAGCAGGCAAGACGTACTTGATGAAATCACAGACCTTGAAACAAGGCTTCAACTTGCGCAAGAAGCAAGACGAGAACTTGAAGCAGAATTGTCGTTGCGCGCTACTAGCCTTGGTGTTCAAGCACAACAAGTCAAACTTGATCTTGAGAGTCAAGCCCTGCGTTTGGTGGGCAAAGAAGATGAAGCAGACTTGCGTGACATCAGAAAAGAAGAGTTGGCAATCGAAGACCAAATCAATCTTCTGATTGCTCAAAGGAACTCACTTGAGTCAGCAGGGTTCAACAATATTGCCAGCACGCTTGATGCTCAGATCAAAGCGTTGCAGGCCGTCAAAGATCAAACCATCGAACTGAAAAAGCAAGAAGTGTTGCAGAAGTCAATCTCCGCAACAGTCGGCGGCACGACCGCCATCGGTGCGTTCAAGACTGCTGCTTCAATCGCCAAGAGTTCTGCTACCGTCCCGCAATCATCACCGGCAGAGAACGCACAAGTTAGTCTGCTCGAAGAGGCCAACCGCCTTCTTGGTCAACTGGTATCTGGACAAGGGACAGCATTCGCATGACGATCACAAGCAACGAAGTCAAAGACAGTGGCGGTCTGATCATCGACTCGAAGGAGCCGAAGAGTACGACCAAGCGACGGTTCGTGGTGTCATCCGATACGGCTGGCGAACTCGACACCGACTACCAAGCCATCCGGTTCACCCGTGTTCGTATGGGCGATCCGCACCCGGACTACCCGACGCTGGTGGCTGTGCGTGTGGAGTCCAAGCGTGACGTTGACAACCCGCTCGTCTGGCGTGTGGTGTTCGAGTACGAGACACAGCAGTTGCTTGGTGAGCCTTCGACTGATATTGAACAGTTCTCGCAGAAGTGGAACCTTGCCATTGATGCCAAGTTCCGCGATGTATACAGAACCTCAGAAGATGCTGGTGCAGACTTCTCGCCGTTTGTCAATCCAGCCGACGCAGGCTTTACACTTTTGCCATTGGCATCACAACCAGACATTGGCGGCACACCTGTTGACTCTGGTGGCAAGCCGACCAGCGTACTTGTGCGTGAAGCCAAACTAGTCGTTGACATCGAGATTGTGACCGACCCAGCAAGGGCTGGATCGTATCTCGCATCGTTGCTGCAATACGCAGGCCGACGCAATCAGGGCAAGTTCTTGGGTGCGCCAGAAGGCACGCTGGTCTACCTTGGCGCTCAAACGCAGTACCTCGGTGACACAGAGTTTGGCACACGGTATGCAATCAAGCACACGATTGCCTTTGACGAGTTTTATCACCGAATCCAAGTGGCACAAATCAGTGCTTCACGACAAGGCAAGGTGCAACTTGGTGGTGATGTGACGGGTGCTCCTGCTGGTTATGCACGGCACGCATTCTTTGTGAACTGGGTGCAACCGTTCCCACGGAAGTTCGACTTCAGGCTTTTGGGTATCCGTCTGTGAGTGGCAACATACCACCCATCACGCAAGGGCTTGGCAAGTTCACGCCAGATGTGTGGCGTCGGATGTCCGAGTCGATCTATGAAACGGAAGAGTCACAAGGCAAACGACCGCCAAGCAGGGATGATGACCAAGGCATCGTGACCTTCCCGGCCCAAATCACCGGGTACAACTTGATCAACCCAAGTGAACAGTCATTCACAAACCCAAGCCGGTTCTACTACTACCGCTGGTCAGAAGTAGAACTAAAGTTCACGATCAACGATGGCGTGACTGTCACCGTGCCAACTGGTGCAAGGACGAGCGGCACACCCGGTGACGACACGTTCATTCCTGCCATCAACGGCAGCGAACTTGGGCAGCCCTCAGACCGCAACAGTTCGATGCTGGGTGTCAATCTCGAAGGCTACCCCGAGCGCGTGGCGGTGATGCCATCGGTGCATCGTGATGACCCGGTCAGCGGCAGCGGGATCGTGGATACAGTCCACACCACAGTTGGGCCGATTGTCATGCTGTCTCTGCTTCGATGTGTTGTTGACGAAGATCCGGGAACAGGCAACAACCGGCAGCACCCGATCATTGGCATGTTCTACTCAGCCATCAAGTTTGATGGTGTCTGCGACTAATGAACCTCAAGCGACGTTGCTGCTGCGACTTCCCTGCTGCACCTATCCGGTACATCGAGGTTCAGCCAGTCATTGCGATCCCTGAGCAGTGCATACTCGTCGGCAACCTGTCTTGGTGGGTTGACCTCAATGACGTTGTAGAGGTTTCGCCGGGCTTCGTCTTGTACGAGGGTGGCAGCGCTTCATCGTTCGGTCAGCCAATCACGGTCGGTGATAATCCTAGGTTCGTGTGGAACGACTCCAACCCCACGGTCTGGTGGCCTGACAATGACATCACGGGCGGCACAAACTTGGGCAAGATATTCTCGCTCCGACATCGAGGCTGGCGGATCAAGCAAGGCGGTCGCCGGGTTGACTTCCAAGGATTAGCCGAGGTTGGTGGTACAAGGATCGTGTGGGGTCTGCCGGGTTCGGCATCTGATGACCTGATTGATCAGGTGCAAGATGGTGGGTTCTTCTTCTTGCCGCAAGAGTTCTCTGACACTCCAGCCCTTGTGCAGCAACGATCAAGCACCGACTTCAACGGCGATGCAGTCACGTTCTCGGTCGGATACAACCCACGAAAAGAATGCGTCAAACCAGAGCAAGGCCGGTACTACGGCAGCGCTGCCCACCAAGGTTTGCTCTTTGACTTTACGCAGCAGTTCCCTGACAGCATCACTCTTGAGTTCGTCTATAAGTTCCGAGCCACATCTTCAAGCAGTCCCCTTGAAACGTACACAATAAACAAGACATATGAAAAGTTTGTAGCCGGTGGTGCTTCAAACCCGACCGTGGAACTCGAAGATGGCGTTCTTGTAGTCACGGGCTTTGACGATCAGGATCCAGAAGACTCTGACTACATCAAGTTTGGGTATCGGGCTGTGCGACCATTCGTGCGGACTGATGGTGGTGCTGGAATCACTCGAACCATTTCAGCACCTTCAATCCCTTTCTACTACTTTTCCTTAGGCAAAGAAGAAAATTTTGGAGGCCAATCATCTTCAGTTGGTGATGCGCAACTTGCTATTGGCGAAGGCTCAAATCTGCAAGGCATCCTGCGGACAAACGTTGCGTTTTCCACAACACCAAAGTCTGACTTCGTACCTCACAAACGTCGGGTTGGTGACGTTATGCAAGATGTCACCTACGCACCAGACTTGGGTGATATTGCAGGGGTTTCCGGCAAAGTGGCAGGGATGCGACAGTTCCCCCCAACGACAACACCCACCACGAATCAAGATTCGTCTGCTGGATCATACAAAGGCGCATTCGCTTTGGATCACAACTACACGCACAGCATGATGGATGCGCACATTGGTTTCATCCGGCAAGACATAATGATCAGCACCAACTCAACCAACAACGCTGCAAGAGGTGTTGAGGCTTTCCCAACCACCTCGGTTCCAGTACTTGCGTGGGGAACTAATGCAGGTTTATTGCGTTTGCAAAGCATGACCAACCCGATCGTTGGCGGATATCACAGGCTGACAGATGGGCTACCTTCTGGCGTCACACAAGTCTTCAACCTTGGTGGCTTCGGTCAACCCGACAAACTACCCCCACCAGAGGTGACTCTGTCTTGAGTTGTAAACATCTGACAATCTATCACCGGCAACGCATGTGCGGTCTCAACCGGCACGAGCGCCCGACCGAAGAAGAATGTGCAGCCTGCAAAGACGCGGGCCGTGATTCCATTGGTGGACTGGGTGACAAGGTTGCCCGATATATCAACAAGACACCGCTGCGGCGATTGAAGCCGAAAGGCTGTGGCTGCAAGCAAAGGCAAGAACGGCTCAACGAATTGATGCCAGCAAAGGATTCTGACTGATGCCAAACACTTTGATCTGGACAGGCGGCGAGTCAGCCACGACCAAGACATTCACAACAGCAGCCAACTGGGGAGGAACCGCACCAAGCAACGATGACACTCTGATCATCAACAGCAGCAGTGACACCATTGGCGGTGCGGCAACTGGCCTCACTGGTATCACGTTCAGAGTTGGCGAAGGGTTCACCGGCACGATTGGTGACAGCACAACATCGCTTGACCTTGACGGCCCGCTTTGCGAGTTCGCATCAGGTGGAACCGAAGCGTACATCACCGGCACTTGGACTGACTTCAGGATCACCGGCGGTTCTGCCTCTGACGCATTCTTGACGCTCAAAGGCAACGCCAGCACCGCCATCACAACGCTGCTTGCTTCTCGATTGAACGGCACAGTCACGGTCGGATCGTCCGCAGCCGTGACCACTGTGCTGATGAACGGCAACAGCACCGGCACGATTGCGTTGTCGAGCAGCATCACAGGGCTGGCAAACATCACCGCAAGTGAAGGCACGATTGAGTGTGCATCGACGATCAGCGGTACGGCGAACGTGCTTGGTGGCACGGTGCAGACCAGTGGTAGTGCAGCGTTCCCAACCATCACGATTGACACTGGCGGATCGGTGGACTACCGCAGCAGCGGGACAGTCACCACGCTCAACATCTATGACGGTGTATTCAGCAGCCGCGACAATGAAACGGCTGGGTACACGATCACGACCGTCAACAATTACAGCGGCGGTCGCTTGCTGCTTGACTCGGCCTTGAACAACGCCACCGTGTCCAACCCGATCAGCATGCTTGGCGGTGACGCCTCGTTTTCCGTCGGCAGCACGATCAGCCTTGGCTGAAGAGTTCCAACTGATCACCGGGCTTCTGCCCGACGAAGTGCCAGTGCAACGCCACAAGCAACTCGCCGTGGGCCATCTGCTGCACTGAGTGTTCCAGCAAGGCCATCGCCAGCAAGACCACGCCTTCGGGTTCCCGTCCTGAGCCGTGGCTGCAAACCTGCCACAAGGCGTCTGAGAGGGCTTCTTGCATCCCGGCGGCTGCTTGCCCATTGTCCTGCTGCTTGGCCCGTAGAACGCACTCAGCGGCGAACACGCGGGCATCCCGTGTCAGCCGGTCGTAGGCCGTGTACGTTTCTACATTCTCAAAGCCCATGAATTTCGCCATACAGGCATCATCGGAAAAAAGTCTGAAAAATGTTGGATAATGTCTAATCACCGACTTGCATTGTGACGATGACTGTGTATGATAGGACATCGGGCAATAACGCTCGGAAAGGAATTGACATGAACACCCTTGAACAAGAACGAGAAGAAATGGTCAAAAAACTCGTAGACCAGTTTTTAAACGCAGATGGCCGCAAGGATTTTTCTGAAGTCGAAAAAGTCGAATGGGATGCACTCAGCGAGATTGCTGAAGAGATTTTTACACTCGATATTGAGATTCAAGAAAACCAATAAACGCACAGCCCCCGGTCGCCCACCCTTCGGGGTGGGCATCCGGCGACTCTGCCGAACTGAAAGGAACTGACATGATCACCACACTGATTGCAACCGTAGCCCTGAGCATCGACATGACACCGCTCGAGCGTGCCATCTGGAAGGTCGAAACCAACTGCCGCACTGGCGAAATCTGGGGCGACAACCATACCAGCGCGGGCGCATTCCAGATCGGAAAGCCCTATTTCACAGACAGCAAAATCAAGGGCAAGTGGCCTGATGCCGTCTTTGATCTGGACACCAGCGTGCTTTGCTTCCGGTCGTACATGGCCCGCTACGCCAAGCCGCACCGCATCCCTGAAGACATGACCAAAGCCGAAGCCATGGCCCGTATGCACAACGGCGGCCCTGCTGCCCTGCGTGCTACGGGCAAGAAAAAAGAGAACCTTGACCGCTACTGGGCAAAGGTCAAAAAAGCATTGAAGGAGTTCACCCGATGAATGCACCTCACCGTATCGTGATCGAGAAGTCTGCTGACGAATGGATCGTTCGTGACAGGCTCAATGGTGACGACATCCGAATCGGCAGCGCGCCGAACATCCGATCCGCGTCTGATCTGGCGGCAGACTTTGTGACCGCCTATGAAAACCAAGAGAGGAAGTCAGATGAAGCAAATGCCACTGACCATCCAAATCAATGACGAGCGAGCAATTCGCATAGTGATTGACGAAGCCGAACGCCGTGGGATCAACTACCGTGGCGGGCGACAGATTGCAGCAGCGATCATCAAAGAGTGGGCCGCACTTCAAGGTGGCTCGAAATCCGAGTTCAACATTGTCACAAAGGAGGCGTAAGCCATGACAACTGAGAGGAAGGCCAACGTGTGGACGGCCCTGAAGACCGCACAACAATCATTGGAAGCCGTGGGCAAAGGCTCGCAGAACCAGTACCACGGGTACAACTACACCAGCGCCGAAGACATGCTGAAGGCTTGCCGCAAGGCGTTGCACGACGCAGGGCTTGTGGCCTACCGCCGGTCGTGGTCAATCCAGCAAACCGACTTGGGTTGCATGGTGATCAACAACTTCTGCGTGGCTCTGGCGACGGATCAGCAAGCCGAAGAAGACTGCCTTTGTGCAGAGGTCACATACCCTGCAATTCCCGGCAACGGTCGCCCGCTTGACAAGGCAGTGAGTGCCGCACTAACCACAGCGTTCTCCTACTGGCTGCGTGACATCTTGATGCTGCCACGGGTTGACGGTCTGGAAGTGGACACCCGCGACGATTCAACATACAAGCACGATGAGCAAGAAGCCGTCGGCCTTGCGGTTGAGATTGAAGACCGGGCGACCGATGAACAGATGCAGAAGTTGCTTGACGCCTTGCCCAAATACAAGGCCAGCAAGTTGGAAGAAGTCCCTGTGGTCACGCTGAAAGCGTGGCTGAAAAGAGTGAAGGAAACAGCATGAAGCAGTACAACGACGTTGGAAATGGTGCCTTGTTCAACAATGGCGAGGCAGGTGGTAAGCGACCTCCATACAGCGGCCCGCTTGAAATCGAAGGACGCAAGTTGCAAATCGCAGCATGGGTCAAAGAGAAGGACGGCAAGCGGTTCTTCAGTCTCAAAGTAACTGAGGTTGTTGAGTTGGACGAAGAGCCTAGGGCTGCGTTCGGACAACAAACCAGAGCGCCAATCAACGAGGGTGAGATTCCGTTCTAATGAGAACAGCCAGAGGCCACCGCATCGGGCGGTGGTCTCGAACCCAAACGAAACCAGAGAGGAACTGATATGAACTTTTGGACGAACGAAACTCGTGATCCTAAAGACGATCACCACGAAGATGAACAAATCTCGCCAGCGGGCGAGGTCGTGCTTAGGCGAAGAGAGTGCCTGCACGATTGGCAAGAGATAAGCGACAGCACTTGCTTGTGCCGACTCTGCGGCGAAGCAAAGCGGTGGGATGATATGCCCGCCAAGAACGATACTGTGATGATGAAGGCGTATGGCATCACCTTCATGGTTCCTATGAACTGCCTGCCTAAACAGTTTCAGCAGACGATCCAGACCCGTCGCAAGATGCAAGAGGAGGTCAAATGACATGCGCCATCTTTCCCTCTGCGCTGGTATCGGAGGCATCGACCTCGGACTGCACCGATGCATCGAAGGCATGCGAACAGTGGCTATGGTGGAACGGGAAGCCTTCTGTGTATCAATCTTGGAGCAAAAGATGCGAAAAGGTGAGTTGGATGCAGCACCTATCTACCCGGATCTTCACAGGTTCCCTTGGTCAAAGTATCGAGGATGCGTGGATATTGTCTCTGGCGGATTCCCCTGCCAACCATTCAGTCTCAGTGGTAGCCGTAAAGCGACCAAAGACCCTAGACACCTCTGGCCCGTCATCACTTCAGGGCTTGCTGTTCTCAAACCTAGGGCTTGCTTCTTCGAGAATGTTGAGGGGATCACTTCAGCAGAATCACCGGGACACCATTCCGTACTCCACAATGTCTTGTGCGACTTGGAACGATTGGGTTTTAGATCGACGGCTGGCTGCTTCACAGCGAGCGAAACTGGCGCACCACACCAACGGACGCGATGGTTCATACTTGGCGTTTCCAACCCCGACTGCTTCGATGGCAAACAACATGGGACATATAGCAACCTTGAGGAAAGCAGTGTTCAGGGGAGCATTATCAATGAAAACAGCAAACGCTTTTTTGAACTTCAATATCTTGAAAGAGAAGGCACTTCTGCCAAGAATCAAGTCTCATCAGGACAAAGATGGCCTGCATCTGCCAACAGACAGCAATACGAATGGGAACCGCCGCACACAGTTGAATGCAGCGTGGGTGGACACTCTGATGGGCTTCCCGATGAACTGGACGATGCAAGAGAACACAAAGCAAGAAACAGAGCCCTCGGCAACGCAGTCGTGCCAGCAGTCGCAGAGGTCGCATTCTCAACCTTATGGTACGAACTAAACCCAGAGAGGAACTGACATGACAACCATTCACATTGAAGCCGTTGACCTGCTGGCGATCGCAGGCAAGTGCAAAGAAATCAAAGAGACTGCCGTGGAACTGAAAGCCACCGGGCATGATCAAGACTTGCTGCAAATCGAGCAGCAACTTGAGGCCATCATTGACACCGTGATTGAAGCAGCCAAGGCTGAGTTCGGAAAGGTGGAAGCATGACACCAGCACGCATGAACCATCTGCGCGAAGTGACCAAGCGCATACTTGTCACGAGCCAGTGCATCAATGACCTGAGCCAGAACATCATGGCTGAGCAGCCGACAGATCAGGAACTGAACACGCTTGACCAGTTCATCATCAGGCTGCAAGGTCAGATGATCGAACTGGACGATGCAGCCCAAAGCCTTCAGGGGGACTTGGTATGAACTTCGCATTCGTCAAGTGGTATCCCGGCGCGTTCATGGCTGGCACGGCTCACCTGTCCAACGAAGAGGTGGGTGCGTATATCCGCCTTCTCTGCTGGCAGGCTCAGTCCGGCGAACTGCCCAACGACTTCGACCGCCTGAGCCGTCTGGCGGACGGCATGAGCGTTGACACATGGAAGGCGATCCGTGACAAGTTCCAAGTCGATGAGGAATCTGATGGCCTCTACAACGAGCGGATGCGGGCTGAAATGGACGCCGCAGCCGATCGAGTAGCGAAGGGTCGCAAAGCAGCGCAAACCCGGTGGGGCAAAGGAGATAATGCTAGCGCATATGCGGATGCATTGCCGACCCATATGCCAAAGAAAGAAAGAGAGAGAGAAAGACAGAAAGAGCCTCAGCAATCACTGACTGAATCTATTACCGATTCGGAGACAAGGCTGCAGGCTGCTGGCCTCGATCCTGAATCTTCGCCATACAAGGTCGAGGTTGCCCGCTGGGCCGTTGCAAACGGTTTGACGCCTACTACCTCAATGATTCTCCCAAGGCTTGTAGAGGGCATCCACGGCCCCGCAAAAGGAAAGGTCTGGTTGCAAGACTTGGACTCTCGGATTGCGACAGCAGACAAACCGGCAGCGTATCTTCGCAGTGCTATCAAGCAGGAGTTCGGCAGACAATGAGCCACTACACCGTTGACCATCCGAGTGGAAGCGTGGCCTATGGCTACAGCAGCGACCACCAGCAATACTTTCTGGAACTCAAACACGGCACTGACGAGGCCGAGGAGTTCACCAACCGCACCAAGATCCTTGAACTGATCGACGTGCTTGAGATTGAAATACCTGACCAACATCTGACGAAGTTGGTTTTTGACTTACCGTTCTAATTGGAGGGAACCCATGACCGTAGGAAGAGGAAAGGGCAAGCAGCCCAAAGCCAATGACGAGTGCAGCAACGAAGCCTTCGCACTCAAATCAAACACAGTCGCCGCCAAGGTGCTGGCGTACATCACCAAAGCCAGATTGGTCACATGCGACCGTGCGGAACTCGATCTTGAGATGTCGCACCAGTCATGCTCAGCCACGTTTAACTATCTAGTCAAGAAGGGCTTGATCGAGAAGTCAGGCAAAGTCGGTGTCACCCGGTACGGACGCAAGGCCAACTTGTATCGCCCGGTCTACCGAGAAACGTTGTTTGAACTATGAGGAAGCCCAAATCACCACTACGACGCAAGTTGCTTGAGATGGACACGCTCTACAACCACTACTGCCCACGCAGGCCGATTGAACGCATGCAGGGAATGGCTCTCGTGCCACCATCTAGATTCCATGGTTTCAAGTGGCTCAAGCCTTACAAGTTCTTTGGATCGTCCTGCGACTACTTTGGCTTGACTCAAACGTGCAAGTATGTAGGTTTCAGTCGTGAGGAGGGAGCCTTTGTGTATCGGGTGTACCGGAAGCATTTTGGTGTTGACGGTCGGCTAGAACTTTTGCAGATTGCTTGCAATCAGGTGGCAAGGCTGTACCATTAGCAGACACCCTCCTGCCGTCGTTGATCTGGCGACCAGCGGCGGTTTTCCTTTCTGTAGCGGCGTGTGGATGGACTACTCGCCAGCCTCATTCGTTCGCAAGTGCGGGTGAGGTTCTAGCCTTCGGGCGACAACTCAGTTCCCTTGCTCCTTGCCTCCCGATCAAGTGAGCCAGCAGGCCCGCAGTTTGACTCACTTCTGCGGGCTTGTCTGTTTACTGGTTCGGACAGTTTGCCCGCGCGCGCGTGCGCGTATAACAGAATGAGACCGCGACTGCCGATATACAAATGTGGACACGGCACGCATCGCAGCCATCTCATGCAGCCACTCGCCCTTCACGAGTCCTGTGGCTCACGCAAGGCTGATGGAGTTGCTCGATGACGTTGGCCCAAGCCTCACCCACTTCGTCCACTGTGGCGACCTGCTCGAAGCAGCAGCAGCCAGCGTCCACGCAGGCGAGCATGACCACACGCTTGCTGACGAGTTCGAGCATGCCAGCAACTTCCTGCGGTCGATCCGGGAAGCCTTGCCTGAGTCCTGCCGTCTGATCTGGATGAATGGCAACCATGATGACAACATCTTCAAGCGTGATCCGCGCCGGATTCCAAAGGCTCTGCGGGACATGATCGAAATAGGCCGCGACTCCCGGTGGCCTGAGTTCTCAAAGTGGGCGCAATATCCGTATGCAAAGAACCAGCGTGGGCAGGTACAGATTGGGCAGGTGGTCTTCTTTCATGGCTTCGATGCCGGGCAGACTTCAGACGAGTTGGAGGCGTTGCAGTTCAACAACATCACTGGCGGCCATTCTCATCGCCTCTTCGTGCGTGGTCACACCCACCGACCCGTACCGCCCACACAGTGCTACCGAACCCGCAAAGTTCCTCTGCCTTACTGGTATGCGAACGTTGGTACTCTTGGGCCGCTCACGCCGGACTGGGCGAGCCGTATGGATACCTCTGCATGGGGTGCTGCGTGCCTCATCGCGGAGACCAAGACGGATAGACCGAACCGGCTCTGTGCAAAGAATTGGGAGGCGGAACTTGTCCGCTTTCAGGAGACATAAGCCATGGCTACCGATCCGAGCGTGAAGTTGCAGATGACCATCTTGAAGTGCTGCCGGTACATGGGTGTCGAGTGGGATATGTCGCTGCACGAAGTTCTTGGTGCGGTCGAGCAGGCCAAGTTGACGCTGTGGAACGATTGGGACAATCTGCACCCGCCCGACCTAGACTCGCTGATCGAGTTTGATGCAGACGATGATGACGAGGAAGACGATGAATAGAACCAGCCGTATTTGTCTTGGTTGCCGCCAGCACTTGCCGGTGGCTGCCTTCCTTCGTGAACGCAATGCCAAAGACGGCTGCGGCCCGTTCTGCCTTGGGTGCATCCGGAAGAGCGACAACAACTTTCAGCCCAAGCCTGATCCGGTGGCGATGAGCAAGAAGCACTGGACTGAGATACAACGCACGCCATGACCAACTCAAGACAAAAGGGCAAGCGCGGCGAACTCGAAGCAGCCAAGGCGTGGGAGGATGCCACAGGGCTGAGCGTCAGACGCACGGCACAAGTAGACGGCAAGTTGTCTTCTGACCTCACTGGCGTTGAGGGCTTGCACCTTGAGGTCAAACGACGCGCCCGGATTGCTTCGCTTGACTTCTTGCTTCAGGCTGAGACAGATGCAGCCGATGAACATCAAAGCCACGGCGGCGTGCCGGTGGTACTCATGCGTCAAGACAACGACCGCAATTGGGCTGTGATGGTTCGGTTGGAGCGTCTTGCTGATCTGGTATCCGTTCTTGCAGGGCAAGCATGCAATCAGAACTCTTCCCCGAACTCATAACCCCCGCCAGCATCATCTTTGGTGTTGTCTTTGGAGCAGGCCGCGTCAAGGCTGCGATCGACGAACTGCGGCGTGCCGTGGATCGACTCGAAGCGGCGGTGCAACTCATCGAGAACCGTACGCACGAAGTCGAGCAGCGCGTTGCCCGGTTGGAGGGCAAGACCGGATCATGAGGTACTTGCTGCCCATCTTGATGCTTGGTTGTCAGTCCACTCAGGGGGGTGGACTGTCTTTCCCTTTTGCCAAAGCGATAGCGGAGACACCAAGCACGGAAGTGGCGCACGCTCTCGATCCGTTGAAGTTCAGCGGCACGCTTCTGATACTGACGGGCGGCGGTCTGCTGTTCGTGACCAGAGGCAACCGGGGTTGGATTCCAGTAGCCTTGGGCATCGCACTCACAGTTCTCATGGCGATTCTGGCGAAGGTGCTGGAGTCGCAGATATTCGTATTCACACTGATAGCCGGACTCTGCGTGACAGCGGGAGTCGCGGCCCTGAACTTCAAGGAGATCAGAACATGGATCAAGTTATTTCCTTCCTCGCCATCGCTTCGGGGTACATCATCGCCTTTGCCGTCGGCGCGTGGATCGGGCGACCGCTCCTCGGACTCTTGAGCGACCGCATCTTCAAGAAGTGATATGCCTGACTGGACGCCCGACTATCTGTCTGCCGGAACCTTGACCGCGTGGTACAAGGCCGATTCGTTGTCGTTGAATGACGGCGACGGTGTGTCTTCGTGGACAGATTCAAGCGGCAACGGCAATACTGTCAGTCAAGCCACATCGGCACGCCAACCAACATTTGAAACCAACGAACTCAATAGCAAGCCTGTGGTGAGGTACGACGGCAGCAACGACATCTTGAGCGATGGTGACATTGCAGCCCTTGACGTTGGCACGGGCGATATCTGGATGGCGTCGGTGTTCAAGTCAACTGATGACGGCGGTGCGCAGTTCTTCTTTGAGAAAGGCAACACCACGTTTGCTTTGATGACAACGGCGGCAGGTGTTCTGCAAGCCCGCATTGGTGGCACTACGAATATCCCGGAGCAGTCCGCAGGCAACTGGAGCCGCACCGAGTTCGTTATTGTGACGGCTTCGCGTGTTTCTTCCTCGTGCAACGGGTTTGTCAACGGTTCTGATATGACCACAACCGGAACGACAAACAGCGGTTCAATCAGCAACAGCAACGTGCTTGACCTTGGTGCAAGTGCAGTCGGTGGCAATCCGCTGACCGGCGATATCGCAGAAGTACTGGTTGGCGGTGCGACTCTCGACACAAACGAACGCCAGAAGATTGAAGGCTATCTGGCTCACAAATATGGCTTGGAAGCCAACCTGCCAAGCGACCACCCGTACAAGTCAGCGGCTCCCGGATACCGCGTGCAATACGGAATCTCATCCGGCCTGATTGATGGAGGCTTGATACAAGCATGAGCAACTTCGGTGATATCCAACAAGGCGACTCAGTCAACGCCTTCTTTTCAACGTCCAGCCAAGCCGGTGCTGCTGCAACCATCACCAGCGGATCGGTTGTGATCTACAAGGACGGCACAACGTCGAACTCCACATCGGGTGCGACGCTCACTGTGGATGTGAACTCGCTGACCGGCTTTCACCGGGTGACGATCACGACCAGCAGTGACGCCTCGTTCTACTCGGTTGGCTCGACGTTCTCGGTGGTGGTGGCTGGAACGGTTGACTCGCAATCGGTGCGTGCCGTCGTTGGCACGTTCTCGGTGCAAGCCCGTACAGGTGCAGGCGGCAGAGTGACCAGCCAGAACCTTGGGCTGATCGAGCAAGCCGAAACAACCACCGTGGCAATCGGGCCGCTGCTTGATCCGACCAGCGGCGAGCCTGTGACCTCATTGACGCCCGGCGACATCACCGCACGGTTGATCAAGGACACCACAAGCAGCACGCTCACGCTGACCGCGAGCGGCGGCACTAACGACTTCACCCACATTGCCAACGGCATCTGGGCGCTCGAACTCACCAGTGCCAATACGAACCACATGGGGCAGTTCAGCATCAGCCTTGTGGATTCCAACGTGTTCGTGCCGGTCTTGGCTTCGGGCGTTGCGATGCGAACCCAAGCGTACGAGTCATTGGTGCTTGACGATGACACGCTGCAAGTGGATGTCACGCAGGTTGGCAACTCGAACGTCACATCATCGAGCGGCGTGCTTGAGGTCAACACCAAGCAGATCAACGGTGACGCCTCTGCGGCTGCGGCCCTTGACGCTGCGATTGACAACAGCAACAACGTCGTGGCTGTGAATGTCAAGCGGATTGATGACAGCACCACCAGTGCAACCAACTTGTCTGACTACACCGATGGCACGAGCAACCAGCCTGTTGATGCAGTCAAGATCAGCGGTGACAGCACTGCGGCTGACCGGCTCGAGGCCATGATGGACTCTTGCCCAATCTTCTCGGTTGACAATACCTCGTTCACGCCAACCACAACGGCGTTCGAGACCAACGCAAGCGAAGCCACAGCGGATCACTTCAACGACCGCATCTGCTTGTTTGTCACGGGCAACCTTGCCGGGCAGCAGAAGTTGGTGACTGACTACGCACTGAGCGGCGGTCGTGGCAAGTTCACGGTCAACGCTCTCACTGAGGCTCCAGCGAACGGTGACACGTTCATCCTTGTCTGATGGTTCTACCTGTACTTGACAACCGGAACAGCAGCGCAGCGGCAGCAACCGGCAAGGCTGTCACGTTGTGGCAAGGCACAGACAACTCGTACACCGACAGCAACAACTGGAGCAACGGCGTACCGGCTGCTGGTGGCTTCGTCTACTTCGCAGGCAACAACCAAGACGTTGGCAACAGCAACCAGAAAGCCGTGAACCTGCGTGAGTTCCGGGTGGCTGACTCGTACGGTGGCACGCTTGGCGGCGGCTCATTGCAGATCAGTGCGACAACAATGGTGCTGGCTTCGAGCCGTTGTGCCATCGGCATACGCCCGTTCGTCGAGGATCTGCACATCGTCGCAATGCCGCGTGAGATGACCATATCCGCAGGGCGAATCAACCGGCTGCACATCCACACCACGACCGGGGTGCTGACTCTCACACGCGCAACGATCAACGATATCGTTGTCTCGCCCGGTTCAAGCCAAGTGACCATTGGTGCAAACATCATCACAGACGATCCAACTGCAAGTGCGGCAGGGCCGTCAGACGTACGGATTGGACGCGGTAGCCGTGCAACGTCAGCCGCCCCCATGAACACCGTGAACGCTTCTGGTGCGTTCGAGTCAAGTGCAACGATTGTCAACGCCAGTGCCAATGGTCGTGTCGGTCAAGTTGCATCTTCGGGTTCTGTGATCACCACGCTGACACTCAACGGTGGTGAACTGCTGCTGAAAGACTCTGATGACAACGCCACGCTGACCATCGGCAACGGCACGATCAATGGCGGTCGTATCTCAAGCGGTGACAGCAACCGGCGCGTGACCAACACCAACCCGATGAAGGTGCAAGGCGAGATACAAGTGCGACTGCTGAGCGGGCAAACGGTGACGCTTGCATGACCTGCCCGAAGTGCGAACAGCGAGCCAAGGATGAGCGGCAAGCCCTGAGCCAGTGCGAGAAGCAGCAGCAGCAAGCCGTGAAGGTCAACCAACGCATGGCGATTGCTGTGGCTGTGCTGTCAACCCTGATCGGCAAGGAAGCCTTCGACCGATTCACGCAAGTCACCGAGGTTGTGAACACGCTGCAAGTTGGGGACGCAAGCAAGGCTGACGATGAGTTGATCTATCCGACGATTGCTGCCAGTACTCCGCAAGCACCCAAGCCAAGGCTCAGCACAAGCATGCCTGACTTGGGCTTCACGGTGTCACGGTCTGTGTTAACTGCTATACCCGGCAGCATCTTGCCACCGTTCAAGCCAGAGATTAGCCCGCCACTGTTGTCGGCTGGCTTTCTGCCCGATCCACCAGATAGGTTTGTGCCGTTCGCCGGGCCGATGCTGTTGTTCGGTTTGGCGATGGTAAGACCAAGAAAGAGGAAGCAATGACAGATATACACGAATCGCTCAAGCCGTTAGCCGTCAGTATTGACAGCCTGACGCCCGACCCGTCCAACGCCCGAAAGCACGACAAGCGGAACATCGAAGCAATCAAAGCCAGCCTTGCCCGCTTCGGGCAGACCAAGCCCATCGTGCTGCACAGCAACGGCTCAACCATCATTGCAGGCAATGGCACTTGGCACGCGGCGAAGGAACTGGGATGGACGCACATCGCAGCAGCCCAGACCAACCTTGACACAGCCGAGGCCGTGGCGTACGGCATC